CTGGGAGTACGTGGCGCGCGTCCCGTGGCACGTGAAAACGTGGGATGACGTGAATGCTCCGTTGGGCGAGCACACTGAGTACGATGTGCAGGCGTATAACGATGCGGGCTGGTCGCCGATTGTGTGGGCTGGTCCGGTGAATACGCGGCCAGACCCGCCGACAGGCGTGCGCGCAGTGAAGCGGCCTGACGGCATCATAGTGACTTGGGATGTGCCGGACTACGGTGGCTATTACACGTCTTTCGACGTGTATGACAACGGTGCGAAGGTCGGGACTACCAGCGCTCGCGAATTTCTTCACGTCGGCGTGTCGGATAGTACGCATCAGTACACGGTTGTGGCTGCCACGAAGAATGACCCGGTGCATACGGTTCAAGCTGGCTTGGAACTCAAGTCAAGGCACTCGGAGCCGTCGAACCGGGTGTCCATTCTTGCGGCTCCCAACGCGCCTACGCCTATGTTTCCGGTCGGTCAAACCGTCCGAAGCGGGAAGAATGGGCTCGAATTGCGCTGGACGCATAATGCGGCGGACAGTTCAGAGCAGACGTTCTATGAAGTGCGGTACAAAGAAAACGGGAGCGAGTGGAAAAAAACTGGCGTCACACGCGCTAATCGCTCGGCTCATGTGCTCGCGCTGGGTATCGTTCAAGGCACCGTAACATGGACCGTACGCACTTGGGGTGCGTACAAGCCCGGTGCAGCAGAGGGTGCCTCTTCGTGGAGCCCGACGGTCACTTTCACCTTGGAACCAGCAGGGAACATATCTATCGCGACACCTCCGGTAGGGGCAGTACACAATAGGCCGGATGTTGAGGTGGCGTGGGATTATGATCTGACGGCGAGTGACGCCACAGTAGAAGTGAGGCGCGCCGAGCCGCCGGTTCCGGGCCGCGCTGGGACGGCGTTCACTACAGTGTGGGAGAAAACCTACACGGATCCTGCGGTTATCAATGGGTCGCGTCGCGTTCGCACGCCGCGCATTCTCAAGAACGGTGAGGAGTATTACGCGGTAGTAACGGCTACTCCACCGTCTGGCGAGCGCGATACGACTTGGCCGTCAGGAGTTGCCGAGCCACGAACCGGAAAATTCAGCGTCAGGTTCCCTGAAGTACCTAAGCCGATTGTTGCTCTTACGTGGGATGACCAAACCGGGGCGGTCACTATTCAGATCACCAATCCTGACGAGGGCACTGACAGTAGTGGCGCGCACAACCCTAAGGTGTACCGGAACGACGTCTACCGGCGTTTACCGTCATCGCCTGATTGGGAAGAAGTCGCGCTGGACGTGTCGCCGCAGGGAACCGTGCAGGACTACGAGGCCGCTATCGGCAGCTGGACTCGTTATAAAGTCATTGCCTCAACGGAGCTCGGCTCGTCGGAAGGCGATGCTCAGATCAGGGCGGAAAGCGAGTACGTGTGGCTCGGCGCGGGCGACTCATACGCGTCAAGCATCAAGCTTGCATACAACGTGGAAATTACGGAAAACGTTGAGCGGGCGGATGCTGAGGCCTTCAGGTTTGCAGGGCGGCCTAAGCGCGTCATCGTGGAGGGAACGGGAATAAATCGGTCGTGGTCAGTACGCACGCGCCTAGTTCCGCCTCGCACATCGACGCCGGACGAGGTGGCCGAGCTGGCGGCCGAGACGGGCGCGGTACTTTTCCGCACTCCAGATGGTGTGGTGGCACGCACCTTGATGAAAGGCGTCAGCGTCACTCGTGGTGCGGGCGGGAAATTCTACGATGCCTCGTTTGAATTGACGGAGGTGGAGTAATGCACCGGAGTGTCACAATATGCGGCGAGCTGATGAGCAGAACAGGAACGTATAGGGGATTGCTCACCCATATTGAGGGAGGGCGTGTTGAGTTCAGTGCGGGGACACGGCTACGCGGGCAGGGAAACATGCGCTTGCGTGACACGGGGATTAATTGGCTTACTGATCGCATCAAACTGACCTATGAGATGGCTGATGGCGAGTCTATCCCGCTGGGAGTGTGGCTGCCTACCGCGCCAACAGTGACACGGACAGGGAATGGTGAGTCATTGGAGGTTGACTTGCTGACGCCGCTTGTTGTGCTTGACGAAGACTGCGTGAGCAGGCCTTACTCTGTAGGCGAGGGCACGATCGTCACATCTGCGGTAACGGCTCTTATCACGAGCACTGGTGAAACGCGGGTGCAGGCCACGCACTCTCAAGCGCGCACGTCTTCGACACTCACCTGGGACGCGGGGACGCCAAAACTCACCATTATCAACGAGCTTCTACAGTCAATCAACTACTGGGCCTTGTTCGTCGACGGCCTAGGGTTCTTTCGGGTGGAGCCCTACTACCCGCCCGCCAGCCGCTCCCCCGTACGAGAGTTCACTGACGGTGAGACATCGATTCGCCTGCCTGAAATGAGGCGCGAACAAGACGTGACGGGCGTGCCCAATAAAGTTGTCCTGGTCGGGCAGGCCGAGGGCGACAAGCCCGCACTCACCAGCGAGGCAACCAACACGAGCGACGACTCTCCATTTAGCTATCAATCGCGCGGCAGATGGGTGACATACGTGGAAACTGGCGTTGAAGCTACTGATCAACAGGTTCTCGACCAGTTGGCGCGCAGAAAGCTCATCGAACGCTCAACGCCAAGCGCAACCATCGAAATCACTCACCTGCCCGTCCCGCTCGCACCCAACGACGTCGTAGAGCTCAACTACGACGGCACACTGCGTCGTGCTGTAGTCACCAAGTGGGCGCTCGACCTGAAACCAACCGCGCTAACCGCAACAACACTTCGTGAGGTAGTGAAACTGTGATAGGGCTCGACTTTCTATTGGACACCATTACAAGACTCGCCAAACGGATCGATGCCGTCCCCACATTCCAGTGGGGCACTGTCACGTTCGACGAGCCACTACAGGTCCGCTTGGACAACATGGATGAGCCCCTTCCCGGCTCGCTGGACGCCTTGGTGAAACCGACAATCGGGCGGCGCGTCCTAGTCATGCTGTGGAATCGCCGCGCGATCGTAGTAGGAGCGCTCAGAGGACCCGACATGCCCGTCATGCCGGACGAAGTGCCAGCAGGCTATGCGCGCATAGGCGGCCGACTGTACGCAACCAGCGGCACGATCCCGATCGATCGGCATCCGTGGGCGCTTAAGATTGCTCCCTGCTATGCGACCACGCTCTACCTGCGGCCGCCATACACGCCGCCAGAGGGCTGGTTCTTCACGGTAAGCATTGCGGAATCAGACGGGTTTTCATTCGCAGAAGTCAGCGACACTCAGCTGACAAAGCCAAACGGGCTCATCCGCGTCAGGCTCCTGCAATTCGGCAGCGCGGCAGAGGACTCAATCAGCCAGATCGCGTGGCACCTGACACGGCTATAAGGAGGACGAATTGGCGGACAACACGTTGGCAGCTGTGTCAACTGAACAGCTGGACGATCTCGCGCAAGAAATCAGTAACGAACGAGAACGACGCTCCACATTGGAATGGGCCGAAAACGAAGCTGGGCGGCTTGCCACCACGTATGTGGAAGCAGGCGGCATTTTCGATGCGCTCGTTGCCGCTATGTGCGACGCGCTCGAAAAAGCGGCTGAAGAACGCTTAGAAAAAGAAGCCAACGAACAGATGATTCTCGCGGCCATCCCCTAAAACGAATCTGAAACTCTACAACCCTGACAGTCACTCCGACTGCCGGGCTTATTTATGCCCATTTTGAGGAGGAAAAAGGTGGACGGACAAGAAGAATTCGAAGTTTTGATGGCGCACGGTGATACGGCGAATGACACTCCCGCGGATACTGCTGAGATCGTGGAGGTGGAATACTGATGGCGACCGCACTACAGGTTCTCGCCACCGCGTCTGGCGAGGTCGGATATTGGCGTTTTGGTGACCCTCTGGAGGGCACGAAGTACGGGCGCGATTATGCTGCCCGTCACGGCGACTACTATGGGACGAGCGGTGTTCCCTACTGCGCGATGTTCGTGACTTACTGTCTGCGCGCAAACGGGATTACTGACTTCGACTTCGCGTACGTGCCGTACATGATCGTTGAGGCGCGCCGACGCGGCTGGCTGGTTGGTGTCACTCAGGCGCGGGCTGGGGACATTGTGTGCTTCGACTGGGATTCCGATGGCGTGGCTGACCACGTGGGTTTCTGCGAAATCCCCTACTCCTACAAGATGCAGACCATCGAGGGCAATACTGATGGCGGGCGCGTCAAGCGTCGTGTACGCGATCACTCTGTGATTATTGCCGTGATCCGACCCCCATACACTGGCGTGTCTCGTCCGGTCGTACCGGCTGGCACGCTTGCTGTGGACGGTGACTGGGGCAAGACCACCACGCGCGCCTTGCAGCGTATTAATGGCACGCCGATCGACGGGATTATCTCCAGTCAGTATGCGCCGAACATGCAGTATTTCCCGGCCTGCGCGTGGGCTGGCAGTGGCTGGCAGTGGGAGGGCGAGAGCGCCCAGGGCAGCCAGCTCATCGCACGAATGCAAAAAGCCTTCCGCACAACGCCTGACGGGATCGCGGGACCGGCTTTCGCCCGTGGGCTGCAGCAGTACTACAAGGTGAGCGTGGACGGCTACGTCGGTGCAGACTCTGTGCGCGCCATGCAGCGTGCAATCAATCGTCAGCTAGGGAGGAAATAATGTTGGGTATTGATTTTGACCCGCTGGTCGCGTGCGGCCTCGCGGGCTTCGCG